GCAGCGTCTTTGCCTTTGAAGCCGTTGTAATATTCAATCTCGGCCAGAGCGTCCAAATCCGTTGCCGGGTCGATGAGGCGGCAGGCTTCTTCTAGGGTCATTCGATGTACCTCCGCTTGTCCTTGTCCCAGTGCAGCGTGATAGGATTGCCGCATTTGCAGGGAATGGTGATCTCCGGCTCCATGGTATTGGTCTTGCCTTTGGCCACCAGCCCGCAGCAGCCGCAGGCGAACTCATAGGGGACAAGCCCCCTCTCAAGCGAGATCGTAGCCCCGCAGCGGCAGCCTATGGACATCTGCGGAACGTGGAGATATGTACCGAACTTCTTGCCGCAGCAAGGGCAGGTCAGGCGCAGAAGCCCACGTGCGCCGGGCTCCGGCGGGCGATTACTCTTTCTCATGGTCGGCTCCTTTCTCGGTCTGAAACCGAATCACTTCCCGGAACAGCAGCTCATTGTTGTGCTCCGATTCAGTCATAAAGTTGATGTACTCCCGGAACAGCTGGCGGTCATGCTGCTGCCGGCTGGTTTCGCCCAGCAGGGCACCGATAGCCACGCCCACGGCCAGTATCGCAATGTTGATGAAGATCTGATCAGGCATTGTCATCACCCAGCACTTTCTCGATGAGGTCAAAGACCATTTCCCGGTCTTCGGTGGTCAGGAAGTCAGCCGCCATGATTTCAAACTTGAGGCGGTCAGCGTATTCTTTCAAATCACCCATGGTTTACTCCTCTCCCAGCTGGGCAAGGATCTCGTTGCCCTTGTCCATCAGTTCATCCCGCCGTTTTTTCTGCTCAGCCTCCAGCTTTTTCATTTCCGCCTGATATTTTTTCAGGGTTTCCGGCCGGAAATTCTTGCTCTGGCCCATGCGGATTTTTGCGGCAATTTTCTTGTGCTGCTGAACGGTCTGGCGCAGTTCGGTGTCCGTGGTCAGAATCTGGTAGCGATGGTGGCAGCCGGGGCAGGTGAAATACTGCACCATGTAATCGCCGCTCCATGTACTGCGGATGCCGGCTGTCTTGATGCTGAACGGCGTACCGCAGCGGTCACACTTTACAAGGTCGGTCATTCGCCATACTCCTTTCTGCACAGCTGGAACGCATTGCAGTGGTCATCGCAAGTTTTGCAGCATTTGTCGCATTCAGGGTGAGCAGCTTTGCAATGTTCGCAGGGCGCATCTGCCTTTTTAGGGGCATTGGTGGAAAAGATGGCATGGGTTCCGTTCTGCAACGCCTTTTCTTCGTCAGACATTTCATAGCCCAAGGCTACCAGCAGAGTGTAAATAGCGTCGAGACTGCCATTTTCCTCCCAGCCGTACCCGCCGCTCTGGTAGTCGGATTTCCAGACCCAGCCCCAGTATCCGTTGCTGCCATCGTCAGCAGCCGAATAGGCCAAGGAGAGCAGTGCCTTTTCCGGCTGATCGCTGAACACCGAGGCGTTTTCCAGATAATCAAGCAGGTCAACGCTGTCCGTTTCCGGGGGAGCAACGCCTAGCAGCTTGATTGTCAACTCACCATCGTAATTTGAATCGAACGCATCCACAGCAAAGCGGACGATTTCGCCCAGATGCTTTTTGCACTCTGCCGTGGAAAGCTGCGTCACAAAGTCCCGGCGCAGTTCAAACATATAGTTTGTGAGGGCGGCAAGCTGGTCCTTATAGAACTGTTCCTGCTGCCGCTTTTCCTCTCGCTTAGCCGTTTCCGCATTCTCTTTTCCCAAATCACGCTCTTTGTAGAGGTCAATCTGGTTTTTGCTAACCTTGTAGCAGTACGTTACCCTATCGGCATCGTCCGGCACTTCAACGTCCTTGCTAGTGTTCCAATATCCGTACCCAGCAACGTGCGTGTGAGAGCTGTAATCGGCATCAGGATTTTCCACGGCAAATTGGCGAAGCTGCTCAATCCATTCAGCCTTTCGATGCTGGTATTTCTGGTCAGACAAGGCGTTCTGCATTTCACGGTTAAAATTAGCCGTGCCGAGGGCTTCCAGCACCTTGTTCCGAGCATCCAGATCCTCGATTTTGTTGAGTTCAACAAAATCGGAAAGGGTTGCACCACGCCGCTCCGCTTTCTGGAAATTGTCGTGATCGAGCTCCAACAGCTTGATGCGCCGCCGGATGGTGGACTGGGAGAAGCCGGAGCGGTCTGCGACACGCTCAACAGTATCACCCATGTCCAGCATCATCTGGAAGCCCTGCGCCTGCTCGTAGACGGTAAGATCGGACCGCTGCATATTCTCCACCATCATGGTTTGCAGCTGCTCTTTTTCGGTCATATCGACCACAGAGCAGGGCAGCTCGAACTTGCCAGCCTGCTGCGCTGCCGCCGCCCGGCGGTGTCCGATGATGATGGTGTAGTCCTCACTGGACCACACGGCCTTGGGTGTCCATGCCGCCTCTGCTGCCGAAGCATCGCCGCCATCGGCAATGCACCGGGCAATGTACTCCTGCTTGCCGAGGTAGTGTCCCGGAATGACGGTCAGGTTCTGGTACACGCCGTTTTCCTTGATGCTGGCTGCAAGCTCGGACAAATCGCCCAGTTCTTTGCGGGGGTTGTCCGGGTGGGGATGAAGCTGCCGGATGGGAATATAAGTGATGTCTGCCATGGTATTTACTCCTTTCTGAATTCGGATCAGAAGAACGTGAGCTGCCCGGTGCGGGTTTCGTTAAGCTCCGCTTTTTCGGGGGCTTTAGGCTCATTTTTGATAGGTTTTTGCAAATTTTCGGGCTTAGTTTCCGGCTTTTCGATTTTAGGGGGCTGCTCTTTCGGTCTCATCAGCAGATTCATCTTGGCTATCTGCCGCCGCATATACCACACATCCGTGGAGAAGAACGGCATATACCAGATGCGATTCTGTGGTCCGGCCGGGAGAAGTCCTCGGTCATCGTAAGCAGTTGCCGGGTCTGTGATGGTGTTGCCGATGACTACATATCCAGCGCAGCCCATGAAGCTGCACTGGATGTAGCACATCAGGCCCACAATAAAGTCAATGTCTTGGGCAACGACAAGGACTTTGTTGTGGTAGCAAATATTTCTGCTCTTGCAGATATTCAGAAAGGCCAGCAGTGTTGCGCCCGCTCCGCAAGCCGGGTCTGACACGGAGATGAAGCCCTCCATGTCAGGCACGAGTTTGGCATCGAATGTAATCTCTGCCATACAGCGGCATACATCGTATGGAGTGAAGAACTGGCCAGCATGGTCATTTCCCAACTCGCACATCATGTACAGTGACCCCAGAAAATCCTGATCCGGGTTCTGCTCCATTCCCATGACCACCTCGGCCAGCATTTCAGCCATTCCGTTCCGCTCTGCTGCGGAGTATTTGGAAATAATGGTCTGATAGTCCTTGGTGCGCTCCGGGGCGTTCAGCTTGTCCGTTGAGTTTGAGATCTCGATGGCTGTCAGGTGGATGAAGTCTCTCCAAATCTCCCAGCGGCTATGCTTTCCCGTCAGTCCTTCAAAGATTTTGAGGAAGTTTTTCTGATGGTCATCACGGATGCTGCGTGTCACTGCTGCCTTTGCCATAGGTTACTCCTCCTCGCTGTCAGCAGCGGCGATGGTGTAGTGGCCGTTGGAGAACTCAATCACACCAGCGGATTCCATACCATCCAGCAGCGCGATGGCCTTTTCTGCGGTTACGCCCATCTGCTGCTCCAGCATGGCCTGCGTAACGCCGCCGTTCTGCCGGGCAATCTCGGTGGCCTTGGTCAGTTCATCGGCTGCGGGTTCCTCCGCATCGTCCAGTTCCTCGGCATCAACTTCTTCCAGCGGTTCGGCCTCCCCGGGGAGATTCGGCGAATCAGGCTCATTTTCCCGGGGCGCATCCTGCTGCCCACCGGATTCCGGAATGTCAGGCATCTTGTAGCCGAGGGCTGCCAGCTTGCCGCCCTCAACCAAATCCCGGAAGAAAAACTGGAGCCAGAGGTAGTGCATATTCTTGAAGATGTTCTTGATTTTGTTGAACAGGGTGTCGGAGATGGTGAACGTCTTGCTCATGCGGTAGGTCAGGTTGCCGTCCTTGACGGTGAACAGGATGGATGCGCCCGGTGAGATGTAGTTGTCCTCGGTCGCTTCTTCCAGCATCGACATCTGCTCACCGACTCCGCCCAGCGGACGGATAACCAGCTTGATGGGATATGCGTTCTTGATGAACACATAGCTCAGGTTGTTGGCCTCGCAGATGCCCTTGAGTTTTTCACGGTAGACTGCGAAACGTGCGGATTCAGACAGAGAATTATCCATGATGAAGCTCCTTTCGAGTAGCTTTTAAGTAGTCGAAAATTTATAGTCGTTCTCCCGGTTCTCGATGGCGGTCAGACCCAGTGCGTAGGCTGCCCACACATCAGCCTTGAAGCCATAGAAGAAATCCGGGGCTTTCTTTGTGCCCTTGCCGTTTTTTAGGTCATGGGCTGCAAATCGGTCAATCAACGCCCGCCGGATGGCGGTGTCGTTGGCTCGGCTGTCGTGGCAAATGTGCTTTTTCTCCTCGATGCGGCACATCATCCGCACCGGGCACCGGGACGAAAGCACCTGATAGAACCGGCCGATCCAGACCGTGGTGTCGAAAACGTCCCGACCAACGGACATTCCGTAGGAGGCCACCATTTCGATGACCGCCCACCGCCATCCCTGCTCGGCAGCCGATTCCAGCTTTTTCAGCAGTTCCTCGTTGTCGATTTTGCCGAACTCCAGCGGTCGGAGCATTTTCTGGTCAATCACGCAGTAGCCAGACTGCACATTGCCGGGATCAATAGCGATGATGGGCATCACAGGTACGACCTCCCGAATTCTTTGATGAACTGCGCTTCCGGCCACCCGTAATACTCCATAGCCTTTTTCTGTGCCCACTTTTTCAAGCGGAGGTCTGCCTCCCGGTTGGTATGTATGGCAGTCACGCCGTTCTGGTGGCACCAAGGGCAGAGGTTCGCCCACAGGCCAAGCCGCTTGCTCTTATCCCGGTACGGTCCGAAAAATACTTCGTGCCGGGCGGTGCGATACCGCCCACAAATCAGACAGGTGGGGCTCTGGCTGAGGATGCTGGGTGCATAGCCATTGCTGTCCAGCCTTTCCTCATACTCGTTCATTGCCATGTTACGTCCTCCTGCGCTGGAAAGGCAGCTGGGAAACCTGCTGCATTACAAGCTGAATTTTGTCCTGAACGTTCTGATCGGCCAGCACATTGACAGGCTGTGCGGCCACGCCGATGCGCCCAAGGGTCTGCGCCCGGACACGCTTCACGAACTCGACTTTCTGACGGCGGAATTCCTTTTCGACCTTGGCCTCACTGCTGCTGCCATCGAGGTCAACGACTTCGAGATCGCCCGACTGCATGGCATCGGCAGCGCAGCGGCGCAGCTTTTCCATCGCCACATCCATCCCGTCCTCGTGGCCCCATGTGTTCAGCTGCTCGTAGTTGGCACGGCTTTCTTTGAGCAGCCGGGTCATGCGGTCAGGCCCATAGTGCAGCACATCGATGACGGCCTTGGCGTAGATTTGCCATGCGATTTTGGCTGCTCGGTTCCCGGCGATGCAGTACTGCTCCTCTTTGCGGTTCTTGGGCGCCCGGATCATCGGAACACGGTAGTCGGAATCGACAATTCCGGCCAGCCAGCTTTCCCGGATGGAATCAGCCTTTTGCTTGGACGGTCTGCCGTTGGCATCCGGGGTCATAATGACCGAGGTGTTCTGCTCTTCCAACTCGTTCATGCGGTCGGTGATGCGGTCCAGCCGGATCTTGCCGACACCGAACTCCTGATGGAGTGCAATCGTGGTGCACCAGCACACAATCTGGCTGATGGCCTGCTGAGTGCCATCCATCTCTGCCTGAAACGACTTTTTCACGGCTCTGCACCTCCTGAAACGATCCAGACCCGGCGGGAACCCCAGCCAGACCAGCTTAGAGCCTCCGCATGGGTGTTCACCGCCACGTCCAGCTTGTTACCTACCACAGCACTCCCGGTGTCCTGAACGACCCGGAGACCTACACCCTCAATATAGATCACCGTGCCGTAGGGCAGGATGCTGGTGTCAGCTGCCACGGTCACGCCCGGCTGCACCTTTGCGCCGCTGGATGTAATTCCGTGTCCCTCGCCGCAGATGTGGGCGTATTCTTCGGCACAATAGGCCGTGCAGCTGAACGACCCGGCGTATGTAAGGGTCAAATCGGTCTGGGCGTTCAGCTCTGCGGTCAGGTTATCTACCTCAGTCTGAAGCCGGCCGACATTTTCCTCCGCGTCAATCGCCCGCGTCTGCCAGTTCTGGAAACGGCTGGCGTAAATATCCCGCTCGATTTCCAACTCGTCCACCCGCCGGGAGTTGGCCGTGCTTGCGAGGATGCAGCCAACCATCGCACACGAAACGCACACGATCAGGCTGCGGAATGGTCTTTTCGACCTCATGTCGTGCCACCTCCAATCTGTGCCGGGGCTGCCCCGCCGGGCAGCGCCGGGGACTGCAAGCTCTCAACCGGGGCATCCTGCACAGTCCGGTCAAAGCCAGGACGAACGAACTGGCGCAGATCTGCTGTGCTCCGGCTGGAAAAAATGTCGCTCAAATCTTCCGGGGAGCCAGCCCACCGCTGTACTGCCACCGGGAGCGCCGCAAAGATTTCAGCATTGCGGCGCTTCAAATCATCGCGGTTCAGCTTGCCATCAACCGTAATCAGGCCACCGATGTGCATATAGTAAAGGTTTGCTTCGATTTTCCGTGCGGCCACAGCAGCGTCGTTCCAGAGGTCGTTCGCCGTTGGACGCCCAATATCCTGAATCTTGCGGATTTCCGCACACCAGTCCACAAGGAGCTGGTTCTGATAGCGGCAGACCGTCAGCGCTTTTAAAAGAGCCGTCGAAACCACATCGTCCGGGATTTCTTTCAGTGCAGCGGCGTAGACTTCCGCTCGTGCTGTACGCTCATCGGTCGAGAGTTCCTTCCCGAAATACCGCTCAATGCGCAGCATTGAGCTTTTCAAACATTCAACTGTCATTTGAGCCTCCAAAAATAAAATCGTAGTCCTCGGCGGCGGACCGCTTCGGCTGCTGGTCTGCCGCTGGTTTGCGCCGCTGGTCACGCGCCTGTACATCACCAAGGGTTTTTACACCCTCGTTTTTCCAAGCCTTCAAGATTCCATTGACGTAATTCCACCTGCGGACCCCTGACAGGGCAGCTTTTTTGATTGCCAGCAGGATGAGGTCATCCGTGAAAATCTCCCGCCAGCCCCTCAGGGCATCCCTTGCAGCCGGTGGGAAGCTGCCGATGTTGTCCTCGAAAGACCGGATGATCTCAGCCAGCCCAGCATCGACGGTCGGACTACCGTTATCTCTTACTCTTTCTCTGTTCTCTATATCTTTATCTTTATCTTTCTCTATCTCTTTCTCTGTAGGGACATTTTCACCACCATCAGTGGACACATTGTGTCCAGTTGTGTGTCCGGTGTCGTGTCCCGCCTGTAACTCCTTATTTGCAGCATTGCTACGAATTTTACGATTTTTTGCTGCCCAGTCGGTTTCGCTGCCAATCATGTTCTGATAATCAGAGATTGACAGAGTTCCGTCCGGGTTTTCAAAAATCAATCCGATTTGTTTATAAACGGTCAGAGCCAGACGGACGGTTGACAAAGGAAACCATTTGCATTCCCTCTGAATCTTTTCGGCATCGTAGGGGATGAGCATTTCTCCGATTTTGGAAACCAAACAACCGTTTGTGTTGATGGTCTTGAGGCACAACATTTGATAGAGAACAACATAGTTGGCACCGTCCGGCTGGCTCATAAGATAGTCAATCTCGTCTGAGGACATGAAGCTATCCTTGAGTTTTATCCAGTAGTATCGTTTGCCAGTCGCCATCAGCAGACCTCCTTAGAACGGTAAGTCATCCGTGTCATCGATTTCGGAGAAATCATCGGGATTACCCTGCGAGTAGCCGGGCTGCTGCCCGCCGGGGGCATTCTGCTGCCACTGCTGCCGCTGGCTCTGGGTGTTGAATCCCATCTGCTGCGGCTGCTGATTCTGATAGGACGGCTGCTGATAGCCCGGCGGCGGTGCCTCACCGCCATCATCCACTCGCTGCTCCGTCTTGGGGCCGCAAAAGTGAATCTTCTGGACCACAAACTCGGTGGCGGTGCGTTTCTGGCCATTCTTGTCCTCGTAGGAGCGGGTCTGGCACTGGCACTCCACAAGAGCCGTGCTGCCCTTGCGGAAATACTGGCAAACGAACTCTGCCGTTTTACGCCATGCCACGAAATTCAGCCAATCGGTAGCCCGCCGGCCATCCTGACCGACATTGTCCCGGTCAACGGCCATGCGAAAGCTGGCGACTGTCAGGCCGCTCTGTGTGGTCCGCATTTCAGGATCGGCAGCGAAGCGGCCCTGAAATATGCAATTATTCAGCATGCGCGTCCTCCTGCCTGACGTTGCAAAATGCGTTCCGCATCTCCTGCACGAAAGTGCCAGTGCCGTAAGCATCACCGCTGGCGTTCTTCTGGTAGATGATGGCGAGCTCGGTCTGTGCCCGAAGCAAGTCCTTGTACTCCTCAACCGGGATAGCGATGGTCTGGACGTTCAAATCTTCCATAACCGGTTCCTTTCTTCTCGCATGATGCGGACCACCTTGCGGCACTGGTCCACATCGAACATTCCAATATGCGTAAATTCAATCGGGGTGCCCATCTTCTCGGACAGCCAGCGGTAGGCCTCATTCCGGCGGCCACGGTAGGGACCGTATTTCCAGAGCGGGTCAAATGCTGCATGAGCTGCCTTTTTCCAGTTGCGCAACTCCGAATTTGCCAAGCGGCCAAGGGGTTTGTCAGACCCCTTGTGTACGCCGACATAGGCACCGCAGCGAGGGCAGAGGTAAATCATGCCGAAGCTGTGGCCGTGGTAAACCACCGAACTGTCTACGAAGTCTGCGGGCGTTCCGCAGTAGTCGCAGATGACGATTCGGCCTTTCATCGTGACCATTCCTCCTTGTACCGGGCCAACTGCTCCGGGGTATCCGTCTCGATACCCAGAGCCTTGGCTTCATCAATCGCACCGTCAATCAGGTGTGAAAATTCTTTCGTGTCCATCTTGCTGGTGTCCTTGTAAACCAAGTAGCAGTTGAACCATTTTCCGTCCTCTTCCCGCACATCAAAGCAGCGGGTGTATTTGTAGAGGTCGTGAACATCCACGCTGACCGGAAGTTTGAAGCCCACGGTGCAGCCATCCTTATCTCTCGCAACCGTTCCGTAGGCCACAACCAGCCGCTCTTTCACAAGGTCGTCCGATTCGCCAGTTTCGGCGGCAATCTTGTTGACCAGAACATGGAAGTAGGCGTTTGCACTGTGGCTGCGCTTGTTGCGGTGCTTCTTGATTTCAATGTCCAGCAGCGGCTCCTGATTCAGCTTGTCCCACAGACTTCGGAAATCAGAATCAACTTCCAGCGTGATACGCTGCTTGCGGTTCAAACTGAAACTCATATCGACCAGCCGCCCGGTCATAAGGCTTTCCAGTGCTCCTTGAACTCGGCCATCAGCCCATAGGCATCCAGCCAGTCAAAGAAATCCGAAATGATGGGGCGAATATCCGGCGTTTCGTCCCGGCGGTAGCACTCCGTCCAGACATCCATGCCATTGCTGACAAGGTAGGAAAACTGCTGCGCCTCCGGGATGAGCAGCATATAGGTGGGGTGCTGAGTGCTGGAATAGAATTTCCCGCGCTCATAGCCCCTACTGAACTTGATGTCGTAGATGGTGCCAGCCTTGAGGGCATCGAGGCGGCCATACAGGACTACATCCATGCCGCGCACCTGAATGGTTTTGCGGGATTTAAACTGCAACTGTCCACCCTTGATGATGGCGGCAATCTGCCCGGCGGCCCAGCTCCACGGATTATTGGGGTCATCGTGGCCGTTGACAATGGAGGTCACAAGGTTCTCAAAGTCAATGCCGTTCTGCATAGCCTCCGTCCGGGGTGTAGGCTCCCGACGCAGGACCAGCATGAACTCTGCCAGCGGGTCGCCCTCGGTGGTCAAATCCTCGTAGGGGTTCTCCCGGATGAGGTGTAGCCACGAGGACAGCAGCGAGTGAGTAACAAGGTATGCAGCCATTACTGTGCCTCCTCTGCGGGCTTGTACTGGGCAGCGGTCGTATCAAAAGTCAGGCCGAGAGCGGCAATCTTAGCTTTCCACTGGGCATTCAGTTCCTGACGGGAAGTCAAGTGGTGCTGAAGAGCCTTGAACGGCGGCATGGCAGCGTTGGCGGTATCGGCATCCTTGATGCCAGCAATGATCTTGCTGCCCTCCTGCATGACCTGCTCGTAGGCTTCGTTTTCCTTGGCATTTGCAGCCACCTCCTCGGCGGCCTTGCTGTTGTACTCCTCAAACAGCTTGGTCAGGAAGTCGTTCGGGCTGCCGGGGCCGAGGGCGGGAATCTTATAGACACCGTGGATGCCGCGGGTGCCCTTGGCAAAATATTTCTCACAGTTGGAGAAACCAATGGTGCGGTCGTTGCCGTACATTTCCACGAAGCCGCCCAGATCCATAGGCTCCCACACATTGTTCTTGGTCTGACCCTCGACCTTGATGCGGAGACGGGTGTTATCGCCGTCCTTTTCCTCGGTGGCGTGGAAGACCACCACGATGTTCTTCTTCAGCTCGTAGAAGCAGTAGTCCATCAGCCGGACGAACTCGCGGCCAACAAAGCCATAGCCCTTGAGGGACAGACTGCCGTCCCGCTGACCATACTTGGGGTTCTGCTTGATAGCCCACAGGCCCATCAGGGTGATAAGCTTTCCGGCGGTATCGAACACCAGCGTCTCGAAGTCCTTGAGGTTCTCCGGCTTCAGGTCATTCAGAATCTCGTCATAGCTGCGGGGCTGGATGTACGGCATACGGTAGCGAGGTTCGATACGGTCAATGCCAAAGTCGCAGTCGATGTGCAGCGGGCGGGGTGCGGACAGGGCCAGCGTGGACTTGCCGATGCCGGGGTAGCCAGCAATGAGCATCCGAATCTTCTTTGCGCCGTCCTGAATGTCGTTTGGATTGCGAATCATAATGTTTACTCCTTTTCAGTTGATAGGCTTACTTGCGGAACATGACGTACTTGCCGGTGGTACGGTTGACCAGCTCCATGAAGTCCGGGCCATCCCGGACACAGAGGTACAGGCGGAAGTCCCAGCCCTGTGCGGAAAGGGCCTCTTTCTGCTTGCGGGTCAGCTTTTTGCCTCTTACTTTCAAAAAATCACCCCCTCCTCGGCCTTGTTGACAGCGATGTTCAGAGTGATGGTCTCCCGGCAGCGGAGGCCGAAGTTGCCGCCCGGGCCGAACATCTTGGTTTTCTCGAACTCCCTTGCGCTGTACACGCTGGAGCAGTTCAGGATATTGGGAATGCGGTCGGGATGCACTGCCCGGAATGCCTGACACGCCATCTGGTAGTTGGGTGCCCAAACCTCCGTCCACCCACCGCAGTACGGCTGGACATCATCGGAACCGTAGGTGAAGTAGAATTTTTCCAGATCCATCATTCGGCCTCGCTTTCGTTCTTGATGCTGATGCCGAGTGCAGAGAACAAGAGCATCAGGCCAACTTCATCTCCGTCATCCAGGCTCATAAAGTCGAGCTCCCCGGCCACAAAGCCCTCACGGAGAATCACAGCGGT